AAGATGATAAACTATTACTGTCAGACTATGATGTGATTGCCGAATTGACTACCTTTATTCAGAAAGGTCAGGCATGGGAAGCAGAAGATGGGTGTAATGATGACCTTGCTATGTGCTTAGTGATGTTCTCATGGTTAGCAACATCAGATTATTTCAGAGAACTGCATGACAATGATGTGCGTCATAGGATGTACATGGAGCAGAAGGAAGCAATCGAAGCAGACATGGCACCATTTGGTTTTATTGATGATGGGACTGAACCAGAATCATTTGTAGATAATGATGGTGATAGATGGCATGTTGATGAGTATGGCGATATGGCATACATGTGGGATTACAGATGAACTTAGAAGATGAGTTTGAATTAGAACATTTATTTCTGACTCAACGAACGTGTAGGGTATGTAATACTACACAAGATTTATTAGATAACTTTTACTTGACTAGAAAGGATAGGGGACACATTCCTAGTGCATACTCATATGAATGTAAAACATGTACCATAAAAAGAATATCTAAATCAAGAGTTACAGATAGCACAAGGTACGAATACCCTGACTGGTAGTATGTTCACGTCTTGTTTCCCCAGTGAAAGAAGAGATTATTCTAAATAATAATAGCATCCACTGAACTTATCAGGAGAACAAGCAAAGATGGCCAACACACAGATTTCACCAGGTGTATTGGTCCAGGAAAGAGATCTTACCAATACCATTAACGCAACGATCGATAACGTTGGCGCTATGGTTGGTACCTTTTCCCAGGGACCCGTCGAAGAGATTGTAACAGTTTCTTCCGAAAGAGAACTCATCGAAGTATTCGGTGAACCTAACGACCAAAACTTTGAGTATTGGTTTAGTATCGCACAATTTATGCTGTATGGCGGTACAGTAAAGGTAGTCCGTGCAGATAACTCTGCATTGAAAAATGCTATCGATACCGCAACATTCACAGCAACCACTTTTACTGGCACAGACACAACCCTGTCAGTCCTCAACGCTACTGGTTTTGACATTAGCGACCGTCTCGTAATTGACGCTGAAATTCTTGTCGTCACTGCTGTTTCTGGTAATGATCTGACCGTTACTCGTGGTCAGTTCTCAACATCACAAGTATCTCACGCTGGTGGGTCCCAAGTTACCCAATTTAAGGATGCTGGTTCAACCAGTCCTCTTAACCAGGGTGGAACTCTTGCCGCTGCCACAACTACCATCACTGTAACTTCTGTTGCAACTTTGGGTGCTGTTACTAACTCCTACATTGAGATCGGTACTGAGGTTCTTCAAGTTACTGGTGTTTCTGGTAACGATTTGACCGTCACAAGAGGGCAACTGCAAACAACTGCTACTGCTCATACCGACGCAACTGCTATTAAACTGCTGACTGTTAACGTCAATCAGACTACAATTAATGAGCAAACCAGCACTGGTGTTACACCTCCGCTGATTAAGAACGCTGACACATATGAGTCAACCACTGAGTATGCTGCTAACAACTGGAAGTTTGCTGCACGTACTCCTGGCACCTATGGCAACAGCATTCGCATTTTAGTCACTGACGCTGGTCCTGATCAGGTTCTGTTCTTGAACGAACCAGGTACTGATGAAGCAGAATGGCAGATGACTCCTGGTAAGAAAATCTCTTACTCTGCTGCTAACATCTACGGTCAGATTTTTAGTTACTCTTTGGTACTTACTCTAAAACCTGGTGTTGATCTGGTTGGTGAGTTCAAGGCGGATAACTTCTTTACTGCTGACAGTGGTAACGTCACTGGTCGTATCTTGGCATACGAACCTTCTACCCGTAAGTTGGAACTTACTGTTGATAGTTCATCTTCACGTCACCTTGACGTTGACATGCTGATCACGGAACTTGCTGATAACGGCGGTTCTGCTGGTTCTGCTACTGGTAACACCGCCAAACCAACGTTGGTTCAGCGTCGTGTCACTGTGGTTCTTGATGAAGGATCTAAGTCTTTCTACAACAACGTTGTTATCAAAGATTCTAGCACCCTTAGCGGTGATGTCAACGATGGCAACAGCGTCACCATTGGTGCTGTTGAGTCTGAGTATGCTTCCAGAGTTTATGGAAACAAGCAGAAGTGGTCAAGTGTTGCACCACGTCCTGGCACTAGTGTATGGGCAACCGAGCGTGGTGGATTCCGCGACTTGATGCACGTCCTGGTCATCGATGGCGATGGTGGTATCACTGGCGTTCCTGGTTCAGTTCTTGAAAAATTCTTGGATGTTTCTAAGGCTGCCGATGCTAGAACTCCACAAGGTGGAAACCTGTACTACAAAGATGTAATCAAAGCATCTTCTTCGTACATCTTCTGGGGAGCACATGAGAGCACCCAAGTCTTTGATGTAAATGTTACCTTAACAGGTGATGTTGGTGGTAATGTTTTGAATAGAAAGTTTGACCTATTCAAGAATACCTATTCTATCCTTTCACTTGACGATCCTACTGGCACAAGTCTGCTGGCACAACCACTGGTTAACAGCAAGAACACCTCTACTTTGAAGTATCAACTTCGCGGTGGTGCTGATGGTTATAGTGCTGAGCGTGACAAGTTGTTCGATTCATATGATCTCTTCTCCGATCCTGAGACCGAAGAAATTGATTACGTGATCATGGGACCTGCCCTGAGTAATGATGAAGATTCTGTTGCTAAGGCACAGAAGATGATCGACCTTGCTGAGACAAGAGGAGATTGTCTAGCATTCGTTTCTGCCCCTCGCGATGCCATCCTTGGTGTTCCTAGTAGCAGAGAGATCGTCTCCAAGACTGTCGAATACTTCGACAAACTTTCTTCAAGTTCTTATGTTGTTTTTGATAACAACTATAAGTACATCTATGACAAGTATAACGATAAGTATCGTTACATTCCTTGCAACCCTGACATTGCTGGATTGGTACTTGACACTGCAATTGAAGCAGAACCTTGGTTCTCACCTGCTGGTTTCACCAGAGGTCAGATCCGTAACGCTGTCAAACTTGCATACTCTCCTCTGAAAGAAGAGAGAGATAACCTGTACTCCGCAAGAGTCAACCCTATCGTCGCCTTCCCTGGTGAAGGTATTGTCCTCTTTGGTGACAAGACTGGACTTTCAACACCTTCTGCATTCGATCGTATTAACGTGCGTCGTTTGTTCCTGGTGATCGAGAGAGCAATCTCTGATGCTGCTAAGGCACAACTCTTTGAAATCAACGATGAGTTTACTCGTCAGTCCTTCAACGACATTGTTGACCCTTACCTCAGAGGTGTTCAGTCACGTCGTGGTGTTGAAGACTACCTGGTTGTTTGCGATTCGAGCAACAACCCTGATGATGCAATCGATCGTGGTGAGTTCTTCGCGGAAATCTTCGTGAAACCCACACGCTCCATCAACTTCATCACACTGCGCTTCACTGCTACACGTACTGGCGCTTCCTTCGCTGAAATCGTAGGTTAATAACCACGGGGAGGGTAACCTCCCCTTCATAATTCCCCTTTATATAATGACATTCATTTAATTATTCTTCCCCAGGAGAAACCCCCAAAATGTCAAGTCCAATTAGACAAACTAACAAGCGCAGGAATCCAAGTTCCAAGAACCAGGTGGAGTCTGCTGCTTCCATTCTGAATTTTAGAGAAAGAATTCAGGAACTGTCAAGACCTAATCTATTCCAAGTAACTATTCAGTTCCCATCATTTGATGGTAACGAGTCACCTCGTGGTGGCAACAGAAGAGGTAGAGGAGAAAGAAGAACTGGTAATGGTGGTGGTGGCATCAGCGAGAAGTCTACCTTCCTGGTGAAGGCAGCAAACCTGCCTGCATCTACTATCGGTGTGGTTGAAGTTCCTTTCCGTGGTCGTCAATTGAAGATCGCTGGTGACAGAACGTTTGAACCATGGACAGTTACCATCATGAACGAAGAGTCCATGCAATTGCGTGAGCACTTCGAGAGATGGGCAGAGTACATGCAGTACAACCAGTTCAACTATCAGTCTGCTGAAACAATTGGTGAGTACCAGGCAAGTGCAACTGTCGATCACCTAGATAGACAGGGTGCTTCTAACGGTTCATACAGATTTGAAGGTATCTGGCCTTCTAATATCTCTGCAATTGATCTTGCATGGGACAGCAATGATACTGCTGAGGAGTACACAGTTGAATTCCAGGTTCAATACTGGGAGAAAACTGATGACACTAACATGTCTAATGGTAGGAACAAGCGCCGTCGCCGTAACCGCAATAAGGGTGGCAGAGGCAATACCTGATAACGCCTCTAATTGAAACTGCTAAATAGTATTTGAAGTAATTACTTTCATTTGATGTCTCAACTATTTGGTTATTCGTTAGACAGAAAGAAGGGTCAGACATCTGGTCCTTCTTTTGTTCGTAAAGAATCAGACGATGCTGCCCAACCTATTTCAGCAGGTGGGCATTTTGGTCAATATGTTGAGATGGGTGACGCTGCTAACAAAGCAAGCGAAGCAGATTTGATTGGTAGATATCGTGAGATGTCTTTGCATCCCGAAGCGGATGCTGCTATTAATGATGTAGTCAACGAAGCGATTGCTGGGGATCTTAATGATCACCCCGTGGATATTGACCTCCAACACTTAAAAGTCTCTCAGACTCTGAAAAACAGAATCCGAGAAGAGTTCGTTAATGTTCTAGTGCTTCTAGATTTTGATAGAAAAGCGTATGATATCTTCCGTCGATGGTATATCGATGGGCGCTTGTTCTATCATAAGATGATTGATACTAAGAATCCTGCTGCTGGTATTACAGAGTTAAGGTATATCGATCCGCGCAAGATCAAAAAGGTTGTTGAATTCGACAAACCTAAGGATCGCGCACAACTCATTGACCCACAGATCACATCGATTGTTCCCAAATCGATTGAGTATTATATCTACTCACCCAAAGGTTTGAAGGGTTATGAGAATAATGGGATCAAAGTTGCCCCAGATGCTATCGCATACTGCCATTCTGGTCAGTTGGATATGCAGCGCAACTATGTACTATCCCATCTTCACAAGGCAATTAAGGCAATCAATCAACTTAGGATGATTGAGGATTCTCTGGTCATTTATCGTCTGTCCAGAGCACCCGAACGTCGCATCTTTTATATTGATGTTGGTAATCTTCCTAAGCAAAAGGCAGAGCAATACCTACGTGAAGTGATGTCTCGCTATCGTAACAAGTTGGTATACAATGCTGACACTGGTGAGATTCGTGACGATAAGAAATTTATGTCAATGTTGGAGGACTTCTGGCTTCCAAGACGCGAGGGCGGGCGCGGCACAGAAATTACTACCCTCCCTGGCGGGCAAAACCTCGGTGAACTGGAAGACGTTAAGTATTTCCAGAAGAAACTGTATAGATCTCTGAATGTCCCAGAGTCTAGATTGGAATCTGAAAGCAGTTTCAATGTCGGTCGTAGTGCCGAAATCACAAGAGACGAAGTTAAGTTCCAGAAGTTTGTCACAAGACTACGCAAAAAGTTCAGTGATCTTTTTAGCGATCTTCTGAGAACTCAACTCGTTCTTAAAGGTGTCATCACACTTGAAGAGTGGGATGATAT